CGCCCCCGGCTTGTTCACTTGCAGCCCGAGCCTGGCTCCGGTTCCCCTGGACGGTTGCTTGCCGCCGGTTGCCGGCCCGTCCGCACGGGCTGGAACGGCCGCCGCGCAGAGCATCCATAACCCGAGGGTGACGGCGGCCGGACCGCCGACCTGGGTGGTGGTCCAAATCGTTCGACGGATGCTCAATCTCATGAGATCGTTCCTTCCGGAATCGAGTTCGGGAGGATCCCGACTGGCTTGCAGAGCAGTCCTTCTGCCCTCTTCCAGTACTGGTGCGCCCGGCCAGCAACAAGAGCGCCCCCGCGCGCATTTTTCTCCGGTCAGGTCAGCCAATGTTACCCCGCCCCCGGCCGGGCGGTTTCAACCGGCCGGCAAGGTCGGGAGGCGCGGCCCGGTTGACAGCCCTGAGTAATCCCCGGGCTACCCGTAAAACGGTTCCTTCCCCGGGGCTAACACCGCCGGCCAATGGTGGTGGTCGAGTTCGCCCCACGCCTGCCGCAGCAGCCGGGCCCGGCCCGCCTGGGCCAGGACGAACGCCAGCGCCCGGTCGTCGGGCTGCCCCTCGGGCGCCTTCTCCGTACTGCCTTCGATGCTGGCCAGCTGGTGGAAGGTGTCCGGGCTGTGGATGACTGCTTCCCCGTCCCGGAAGTCCGCGCCCGCCTGGTCGTAAAGCAGAGACTTGCCCTTGGTGGTCGTGTGCCACCCGGGCTTGTCGTCGTGGCCGCACTGCCGAGTCAGCTGGGTATTTTCCCGCAGCCACAGAAGGACTGCGTGGCCGTGGTTGTTCCGCTCGACCATCACCGGGGCGTGGTTGTACCAGCAGGCCACCTTATCGACGTGCGCCGCGAACGTCGCCGGCTCGAAGCGCCCCGCCAGGGAGGCCACCTCCTCCCCGCTGTCCACGTCCAGGACCGTCAGGGCGCTCTCGTCCGACGTGGGGTTGCCCTCGGCCGGGTCGGCGCCGACGACGTAGCGGCGGCCGGGGGCCGGCGGCGCGTACACCGTCAGCCCGGGGAGGGCCGGCGGCCTGTGCTGGTGCGGCCACGGCCCGGTGAACGGCTCCCGCGCCTGGTAGCACTGCTGCAGCCACTCCAGCGGCAGGCGCTTGTCGAGGGCCCGGGCCGCCAGGGCCTCGACCTCGGTCGCCGGGTACTGCTCGTGCAGGTCGTCCAGGCCCCCCGTCCGGGCCTGGGAGTCGCGCTTTTGGGCCTCGTACCAGGCCGTATCCCGGTCGGGTCGGGCGTGCCAGGGCAGGAACACGGCTGTCCAGTCGTTCTCCCTCTGGCGGGCCGCCGTGTAAATCTTCTTGAAGGGGGACAGCGGCCGGCTCTTGTCCGCCCGGCTCAGGAGCACCATGCGGCCGCCGCCGTCGGTGGTCGGCTTGACGGCGCGCATCAGCCGGTCCAGGTCGGGCACCAGGTCGGCCTCGTCCACGATGGCCAAGGAGGCGGTGTAGCTGTCGCCAGCCGTGGTCGGGAAGGCCAGCACGCGCGAGCCGTTCGAGAGCTGCCACTCGTGGTCGTTGTTCACCAGGGAGGCGCGGACCTTGAGCCAGTCGGGCAGGTGGTCGTACATGCCGCGCAGGCGGTGGGCCAGGAGGTCCACGGCCTCGTCGTCCCGGCGCGAGAACAGGAGCACGGTGGCGATGGGGTGGAACAGCACCAGCCACAGGGCGAAGGCCAGGGCCAGCCAGGTCAGGCCCAGCTGCCGGGCCTTGAGGATTACAAGCAGCCGGTGGTTCTGCAGCGCGTCGGCCACGCGCCGCTGCTCGGGCCAGAGGCGGAAGGGGACCCAGGAGGCGGCCGGCCCGCCGACGTCTGAGAGCACGCGGCAGTAGCGGTCCACGAAGTAGGCGAACGAGTCACGGCAGCGCTGTACCTCCTGGCGCAGGGCCGCCGTGCTGGGACTGGTCAGGGTCTTCATGGGGGCACCCCCCTTCCTGTGATGCTGGGGCCAGCAGGTCCTCCAGGGTCAGGCGGACGGGGCCGCCGCGCTGGCCGGTCACTTCCGTCCGCGTGGCCGGGTACAACGCTTCCAGCTTGGCCTCGTCCTGCAAGATCGACAGGGCGGTGCGGAAGTCGCCGCTTTCCATCGCGTGGGCATACAACTGGCGGCGCTGCAGCAGGTGGCGGTTCAAGAGGTGCTCAGCCCTAGCGTCGAAGCGCTCCCCAATCAGCCTGTCGGCGGCCTCGATGTAGCGCCAGATCTGGCGGTCGGAGACGTTCCAGCCCTGCTCGGGTTCCGCCGCAAACTGACGGATATCGGCGAACTCCGCACCCCCCAGGCGGAGCTTAAAGACCTCCTCAACCCGCTTGCGGACTTCAGCCTTGGTCGATTTCATGCTCGCGGACCTTCAGGTCGATCCATTGGGCGTGAAAATCGTGCAGGCCGGAGTCATTGATGATGGTCACGTTCTCCAAATTCCTGCACGTCCGCAAGTTGGCGGAGCCCTCGAAAGTCAGGCGCAGGCCGTCTTCGAAGGCCAGGGTCGTCACCTTGGCATGGCACCTTCCCGAAGCGACAACTTGGCCGCGCTGCTGGACCAGTTCCTTGACGGCCCCCCCGTAGACCTCGGGGGAGGCCTTTGCCATGAAATCCGCGGCCAGGAGCGTCAGCCGGCCGACGAGGCCCTCGTCCAGCCACTTCGCCATTTCCTCCACATTCCGCCTGCCGAAAGACAAGGTGGCAATCCTGGCGTGCTCGCAGGGAGACGGGTGGGAGCGGAGAACGCAGGTGAGGACCAGGGCGAAGTCGAAGTAGCCGGTCAGGAGGGTGTGCAGGCTCTCCCCGGGGGAGGGTAAGTGAGGGATTACCTCGGAGGCACGCTTGAGCTGGGCCCGGCGGCGCAGGTTGGCCCGGAACTGACGAGCGCGCTGGCGGAAGTCCTCGGCCTTGGGGCGGCCGGCGCTGGGCAGGCCGGGGAAGGCGGTGGTGAAGGTCAGGGGCGTGGGCGTGGTGAAGAGCACGACCTACCTCCGGCGCGACTTCTTCAAGTAGAAGGCCACCGCGGCTCGTTGGGCAGCGGATTGTTTCCTTCTGCCGCCCTTCTTCTTGCCGCCGTCCTTGGGCTTGACGTTGTAGCCGAAGGGGAAATCCAGGTCGGCTTTCGTGAACTTGGGCATTGCAACCCCCGGGGTTAATTGCGGCGCAGGAGTGCCCGGATTTCGGCGCGAAACTGCCCCCGCTTGCGCTGGAGACAATCCCGGTACTCGGGCAGGTTCGGGTCGCCTCTGAAGTCGTCGTCAAGAGTTTTGAGGGTCTCATTGACGACCTTCAGGACCTGGATCAGGCGGTCAAGAGGATCGACCGGACGGCCCCGGTGGTCCTTGTAAGTTGCCATCGCTCAGGCTCCATTCGGCGTGCCGGCCGCCCTTGTGGCTCCTGATCCATGCCGTGATTATGCCACGGTGCCGGCCAGGAGGGGAAGGGCCAACCGCCGCTTGGCCCTCTGCTTCGCCGCCTTGGATGCTCGGCGGTGCGGCGGAAAAGGAACTCCGGCCCACGCACCCTTTCCGTTCTGGGGCCCCTCGGCACACAAGGAGGGGGGGGCGTGGTGAAACTCAGGGCGGCAGCCTTGGCTTCATTCCCGGCAGCCTCCGGCGGTCCCGCTATCCCCAACGCCTTCGCCATGTCCTCGGCGGGGATCGTGGCATCTTTCGACTACTTAGCCAGGCGGCCCTGCCACTTCACGAAGGCAAGGAGCAACGCCGCCGCCTGGTCCGCCTGGGCGCTGCCGGGGGGCAGGTCTAACCCCAGGTGCAGGGACAGGTTCAGACCCTGCTCGCGCAGGAACGTCGTCACGTCGTCCTCGCTGTCGGGGGACGCGGCGAACCAGTCCTCGAAGAGGGCCCGCAACTCGGCTTGCACGTTCGCCATGATTAGCTCCTTTCAGTCGGGTTCAAATTGCACGGGCTTGGGAATGTCTCCAACAATCCACCAGTTGCCCCAGCCAGGCCGTCGGGCTATCTCGCCGCAGACGTAGGCCGGCCCCCGTCATCGGGCAGGTGCAGAAGCACCCCGGCGTGGGCCTCGCCCCAACCGGGCGGCGGCCCTGCCTGGGCCGCAACGCCCGCACTTCAATCCCCTCCCCACGTCCGGGCCACCTCGACTTCGACCTCGACCGGCACCGGGTCGATCAGGGGAGTCATCCCGTCCAGCATCGCCTGTTTGAGCCAGGCCTCCACCGCGGCGGCCTGGCCGGCGTCGGCCTCGACAACAATCTCGTCATGGACGAACAGCACCGGGAATGCGCCCGGGCATTCATTCCGGCGCTGCCAGAGCAAGGCCATTGCCCGCTTGGCGCCATCGGCCTCCGTCCCCTGAACGGGAGTGTTCAGGCGATGGGTGTACGGGGTCTTGTAGTCCAGCAGCCGGCGACGGCCTGCCAGCGTGCGGCACTCCCGGGCGCTGCTGCTGCCGGCCTTCCGGTGCCAGCGCTCCAGGCCGGGATAGGCGGCGAAGAAGGCGCGCCGGTACTGCCTCGCCTCCGCCTCGGTCAGGTCCAGGCCGTAGTTGCTCCTGGCGTAGCCGCGCAGGCCCGGGGGCCCCAAACCGAACAACAAGCCGAAGTTCACCGCCTTGGCCAGCTGCCGTTCGGCCTTGCTTACTTCTGCCTTTCCTGTGAGCTGCCGGGCGGTGAGGGTGTGCAAGTCTTCGTTGCGTGAGTAGGCGTCGAGCATGCGCTGCTCGCTGGCGATCTTTGCTGCAATCCTTAGCTGGAGCTGACCGTAGTCGCTTTTGACCAGCACTCGGCCTGGCGGGGCGACGAAGCACCGGCGGTAACGGGGGTCGCGCGGCACCTGCTGCAGGTTGGGTTCGGAACAGGACGTGCGCCCGGCCACGCTGCCGAGCTGGTTCCAGCTGGCGTAGACACGGCCGTCCTCGGCGACGTGCTTGGCCCAGTCCGTGCCGTAGGTGGTGACGCGCTTCCTGGCCGCCCGGTAGTCGCGCAGCAGGCCGGCCAAGGGGTGATTGACCTTCGCCAGGGCGTCATCTTTAGTGCTCTCCAGGTGGAGGCCGAGGGCCTCGAAAGCCGCCTTGACCTGCTGGGGGCTGTTCCAGTTCCAGGAGTTGCGGCCGCTGCCGGTGCCCGGCCGGGGCGGGGCCGCGGCTTCTAGTTGGTCGGCCAGTTCCCCGGCGGCCTGCTCCGCCTCCAGGGTTAAAGCGTCCCAGGCCAC